CAACACAGTATGATGCCGCATCGAACATGTGGTCCCAATCACCTTTGTCGGGCTGTTGTGTTCCTTCTTTGTAAACAAACTTCTCTAAACTTTCTATTGTGTGTCGACATTTTGGATCAATCCAGAGATGACGATCATTGTCTCCTGAGCATAGTCTAGCATTGTAACTGTTAATACGATCTTTTACTAGGTTATGTCTGCGTGGTGCTTTAACAATTAGACCATTATTAGTTAAAATACTATGATCTGTGCGGCCGCCAGCACTAGTACGATTCTGATTACCTGCTGGGTCTGGATAGGCAAATAACTTACTGCGTGGATATCTATTTTTTATTTCATCGCAGAGTTCTTGTGTGTTAGCACTATGCATTACTATCTCATCTATCTGAAATAGATCATCATTGTGTCTAACATGTATTGCGGCTGTAATAGGTTGAAAGTTAAAATCAATTCCTATATGTAAGACATCGATATTTGGATTATCAATCTTAATAACATTCTTATCACGATCAAATGCCCAGGCCACACGACCTTCAAATGTTTCAAAGGTAGCACAGAACTCTTGATTAAACTGCCGCTCACTCATATCTCTACGAGCTGACTCAATCTCTTCAGACTTAACAAAGCCTCCTTCTAATGTGGTAAACTGCCAACTAGCCCAGTGCTCTGGAAACTCTTCGTAGTGTGTATATAAGTCATAGGCCCAATTGTTTTTACCTTTGGGTGTACCAATGAACAGTGCGCCACCTTCTTGATCTGACAATGCAGGTCGAACTACTTCATAAAATAGTTCACTGTCTACTTCAGCTACTTCATCTATTACCACAAAACTAAGGCTAGCGCCGCGTAGACTATCAGGATTGTCAGCACCTTTAAGAGCAATCACACTACCATTCTTTAAGGTTATTTCCATGGTAGTTTCATTGATCTTGCTGACCCATTTAAGCTCAAGTAGTCGTTGTTTGAGAGGTTTGAATGCTATCATGCGAGCTGCTCGGTAGCTTGAGGTAATATACCATACTGTTTGATTAGGCATACGAGCATGGTAACATAGTTCACGGACAGCTAAAAAAGTTTTTCCAAATCGTCAGCGTCGCCCAGCGATAACTACTTTAAATCTGTGGTTATCTTGGGCGACTAGCTCCTGACATTTACTTAATTTCATTAATCTTCCTTATCTTGGGTATTGTTTTCTACCCAAGGTAGTGGTGCATTGTCTTCTGAGTTGATAGGTGTATCCGACATCCCGAGGCAATTTTTTGCGAGAAATATCTGTACTGCGGCATTGTTATTTGCGATAGCATTGTGTAGCATAGCTCGTCTAAGAGTTATTTTTAGCTGTTCACGACCTTTTGCTAGATCTGCGTTGAAATTGTATCTAATGCTTTCTTCTGTTACACCTAGGTAATTGGCTATTTCTGTATTCTTAAGTCCAAGTTGAGCAAGTTTGAATACTTCTTCTGGATCTACTACTATCTTGTCACGGCCAATTTGAATACCTGAATAGATAGCATCTATGGTCTGTTTGGCCTTGGGACCAGTTTTAGCTCTGGCTATAATAGGTTTCATGAACTCCTGCGGTTCACACTCTACTATATACAGTGCTTCTGTTTCAGAGGTGGGAATATTATTGTCATTGTCCATGCCAATATTTATGCCGTAAAAAAACCCACTGCTAAGAGTGGCTTATTCTAAATTAACTATGCGTTTGTTCTTGGGGTATTTGAGTAACATCCAACTGAGCTGTTCTTCAGTAAACTCAATGTAGATTACCAGTCTTACTAGGTTTTGATTAGTCTGCCAAGTAGTAGTCCAGGTGTAGGTTAGACTATTAGCCAGCATATCATCTAGTTCTTGACTGTACTTGCGTAATTCGGCAATGGCAGCTACAGCTGGATTGGCATAGGTAACCCAAAGCTCGGCTGGATAGTCTAAACTATAACTAAGGCTTTTTGGCTGTTGAGACATAGTTATAAGTTTGTGTGTAAGGATTGAATACTATTTGACTTTTGGGTGTGGTCATTTCATATTTTGTAGTATATGGATTATATCTAGCTTGAACTTTTGTGTTAGCCGGAACTGTATCATATCGATGTGTTGAAGGATTGTATTTGGTTTCAGCTTGAGCATTGGCCGCAAGTAATAATAGTAAGAGTAGTCTCATATTATCTTCTACCTGCTTTAACTTGTCCTACAACACCACCAACAACTATACCGGCTACTAAAATTACTAAACCCACAGCTAAACTAACTGGTAGCCAAATAAACAAGCCTATACCAATAAAAGAGCCTAATAAAGTATAACCTTGTATAATATGTTCTTCTCTTTGAAATCTAACTAAATCTTTGTGCATAATAGTTGTTCCTGTGTTGTTAGTGTATGTGTATCATTATACACTCTCTTTACCAAAAAAGCAACCAAAATTATTTTAATCCTTGGCTTTGTCGGCCTTGTATTTTAAAGTGTTCTTCGCGAGTAATAATCTGCACATTGTTAATCTCCCAAGCCTCAGTCCAGTCAATTCGACTTAGACATAGTTGTTCTAGTGCGCGACCGCGATGTTCCCATACAGGTGCCCATATACTATAAAATTCATCCCAGGTAAGTGTAAACGCTTCTCTGCGGAATTTAGCCTGTGCTCGCATTCGAGCATAAGCACGACGCTGAGTGGCTAGAATGCCAGGGTATTTTACTAGGTGTGGTTGTGGTCCCGGAGGACGACCTCCACCATGTGGATTTGTTGCTGTTTTTGGATTTGCCATTTTATTTCTCCTTGTTAAATGTATTTAGTATCTATTAAAATATAAGCCCCGTTAAGGGCTAATATTGTTATCGTTTATTTCGTTCGAAGTTGTCTCTTCGTTTTTTTGACCAAGTACTGGTAGTGGGTACTTCTTTAGGATAATAATTCTGCATCTTCTCAGTTACAGGATTTTTATATAATCCACAAGTTCCACAATGACTAACCCATATTGATTTAGTTCTGGGTGGTTCATTCTCTCTTGGTAATACTCTCTGATGACTGGCTTCTTGATTAACTATCTTGCCACACCAATCACAGGGACTAGGTGGAATAGTTAGTTCTTCAATAATAGGTCCCAGTGTAGGATTAATTGATTCAGGATTGGCATTAACAGCTGGTTTCTTTGTGTGACTGTATTCGTTAATGATTGGAGTAAACCAGCGAGCTATCTTACTGAGGTGTTGTTTAAATAATGTATCGTTCATATACATAATTATTTGATTTTCACTCCCTGCAAAAATAATCTTTTTGTTGTGTTTACGTTAAAGTTTTTATTAAAAAAACCGTCTGATTTGAAAACCTTAAAAAAGTGATGTTTTTGATGTTCTGATGTACGATTCGCCATTACAGGCACCTACAGTAGCGTTTTGAGGTATACATCACTTTTTTAAAAATGTTAAAAAGTGATGCGTGATTTCAAAGTGATGTATAGTTTTCTGCTTATTTTTTAAGCACATTGTAAAATGCAATTATCACGAGTTAAGTGAGTTTCGAAGCTTAAAATACGCTTTGCACTACTTACTAAATTATAATTAAACTCCTCAGCGAATCCCACTTCACGAACTGCAATCACAGTTGTTCTTTTATTTTTAGTTACATGTTCCTCAATGTCAACTCCATTCCATTTATAATCAATTCTAATAGCTCGATTAACAGTGTAGGCAATTTGTTTATTTTTTAAATAATTTTGAAATTGTTTGTTTACACTAATAGTTTTATAATTATCATTGTCAGTTAATACATGCACAAGTTCTAATAATAAATTAGTAGGAATAAAACCTTCCTGCTGTACTATAGGTAATATTGCATCAAACGCATTAGTAATATTTGATTTTTGATCATTAAATCTATTATTATAATCTATTCCGTGTAATGGTTGTAATACTTCAATATCATTTACTTGATGTTTTAAAATAATATGTGCAAGCCATCGACTAACTTCTTTGTTATCTTTTACTAATTGTGCAATTGCGTTAACTCTATCTTTGGCTTGATCGATATTAATGTTTTCAGTTTTCATAATATAATCTGTCATGACTATATTTGTACTAATAACACTAAATCGTCTATCTTCACCAGTTTTATTGCCACTTAACACTACTACACCATTTTCATTGTTACTAGTAAAAACAATACTGTAATTTCTATCCGCTATATAAGCATCTACTCCTTTACGCTCAATACGCTGTGATTCACCGCCTGTGGCATTCTTAATTTTACTATTAGCTAATTCATTTTCCTCAGGCTCATCATAGTGTAATACCACTGCGTTAGCCCAATTTGAATTAAATCCTGCATTAATTTCTTTAGCGGCTGCTTCAATCACGCACACAGGAGTAAAAATAGTTTCACACAACTTCACATATCGGCCTTTACCATTACCACCCGGTTGCCCACCAAGATCTAAATTAGGTGTATTTGCCACACGCTCGGGACGTAAGAATTTATAAGCTAGCCATTGTTCAAGATGATCTATATTTTCTTTCTTACCTCCGCCAACAGAATACATAAGAATATCAAAATCTCGATTATAATCGGCTGAATTTACAAAATCTGGCGGATTCCAAAAGTTCATAATAATACGTGATTGGTTATACACATGAACATCATTCCATCGATCATTATTAAAACTTGAGGTTTGTTTTAGATAGGATCTATTCATAGCTGTGATCAAATCTAATATACGATCTTCATCAGCACCTTTCAATTTTGCATTACATAACTTTTCAAAAAATCTAACAATTTTCTTATTTGTAACTTCAATTGTTTCAAAATTTGCATTACTCTGATTTAATCCAAAATCTTTACAGTAGATTAACTTGTTATCTGGAATTAAATAGCCAATGTGATTATTAGTAATTGCCTCCGCTACCAATACTCGATCAGTTGTCCAAAATTTTGTATTTCTTTTATAATCTTCTTCTGCTCGCTCTACTCGTACTTCTTCAGATATTTTTAAAATATCCTTGTCTAAAGCATATATTTTACCTTGAATAATAGTTCGTTCTATATCATCAGGCTGTTTTTCTAATTGTTGTTCTAATATTACCTTTTCATACTTTTTTGTTTCAAGCATTAGTTCTTGCTTATCAATATCAATCTTTGCCATTTTATTTTCCTATTAAACAATCTTTACCATATAATCTCTGCAGATAAAATATTACTGTGCCCATTGTAACTTTGCCATCTGCCCGTCCTGCATCCCATAAAATCTTTGCTTCTTGTTGACTCCTATCTGCTTTTGCCGAACTAGTTACCTGTGCAAAGTCTTCAAAACTATATCCTCCATGCTTTAGACCCCACCCGATGTCTCGCCATATATTATAAGCCGGAGTTTTACCATGTTCAACAATAGGCACTTGGCATAATAATCTTAAAATCTTTATTTTTTCAAGATCAGTTAAAGGATTTGGTGTAAAAGTCTTCGGTAGTTTTACTTGTTCTGCTTGTCTTGCATCATCTAATTGAACAAGCAAATTAATAATATCTTGAGGCAGAAACTTTTCAGTCTTTTCTTTAATCACACAATTTTGAGTGCCAAAGAATAAACGTGCGGCATCTTTACAAGCAATATCACCTGCACTGTAAACTTCTAAAAGCCCGCGAGTAATTTTCCTATAAATTGCTGCATCGGTAATAGGCTCTTCAACTCTAAACATAATTCTAAATCTTGGCTCGAAATCTGTGTAGCCGGGTGTAGCATAAAATCCTGCACCGTAGTTATTATAGAAATCGTCAGCAAGTAAATCTACTACTGTCATTCCACTATCTATATCAATCATTATTAATTCACGACTAATAAAATTAGCTTCACTTCGGGTATGACCGTTTAACCAAGCACTGGTAGCTAATCCATCAACTGTAATTAAATCAAATGCATCTGCCCATTCAACTTCTACATTTAACCAGCCAGATCCTAATTTATAATAATCTGCCCGATCTGGTTTATTAACAGTATCGTGTATCGATAATCTCATCATTCATCTCCTCGGTCAAATAATCTTCGCTGTTCAAATAACCAAGCCGCATATTCTGCATCTCGTCTATTCTTACTCACCGTGCTCTTCACTTTTTTAGCCCGATCTTTTTCTTTCTTAACAGCTAACTGCGCATTGTGCTGTTTGAAAAACTCATTTAATATAGGGCCTTTTGGGCTAGGAGTTTCGACGTCTGCTAGTACTTTTAAACGTAATGCCTCTGACTTTTGACTAGCACGATACACGTGTAACTCACGAGGACTGCGTAATTCTACTCCAGATGATTTCAGCATAGCCGCTTCATTGCCTAATGCAATTCTTTTAGCGTCTCCCTTTTTCATGTTCTGCAAGATGTGACCTTCTTGAATTAATTTAATTACATAGAAGTCTTCATAATCGTTTTCATTATCATCTTCACAATAGCATAAAATTTCCTGCTCAAAAATTGCGCATTGTACACTTTTACGAATGTATTCATATACATCTTCTTGATGTTGGACACTATTTGCATTAGCCTGATGTTCTCTAAATCTAATCGATGGCTCTCTAGTACTTCTGCCCACATAGAAATAAATTTTCTTACCATCTATATAATGGGTAAGTGCATAGATGTGTTCCATTACTTAGACCTCGGACTAAGCATTTCTTTGATGATCTTTTGAACTTCATCACGATGCTGAAACTCTTGATTAAGTTTCTTTAATCTAGTCATTAGTTGTTGAAAATTCTTATTCATTTGATGCTCCTTTAATAATAAAGGGATCACGGAATACTACTATTTTGTATTACTGTGTAAATTTTACGACATTCCCAAGTGTCGGTAAAGTAATTAAGAAGAACAGCCTACTGCATTTAATTGATTTGGCTTGGGACCGTACACAGCTGCAACAAGCCGTTCATCTTAATTACTTTACATTATTATTTATACTATTAAATAAATTATACTAGATTATTGGTTCTTTTGCAACCAAATTATTAGTCAAAAAAATACCCCGCTCGGGCAAACAGGGTATTCTAAACTTGGAGAAAGTTTTACTGGTGTAATGCCTAGAAATGACTTAACTCGACACTACACTAATATTTATTTCTATTCGAACTTGTGGTAAAATTCTGGTCTCTTAAGTCCCACAAGTCCATACATGGCTATATTGACTAAAGCATGCCCTAACCAATTAGTGTCCATTTTGTTGCCTACACTTCTAACAATAAGTTCAAGTCTATCAGCTTGAATGTCTAATACTAGTTCATCTATGTCAGTCGTGTTCTCATACCAATCTTCAGCAACACCATATTGAAAGTTCATCCAATAACGATCTACTGGGTAATAACCTGGATAGCCTAATTCACTAAAGTCGATATAAATTGTTGAGTTTCTCTGCATAGTAAATACTCATATGAAAAACATATTCTTTATCGTACTTATTAGCATCATTGCTCTAGTAACACAATTGGTGACCTGGACTATGGTTATAGTCAGTGGTGGGGTATTGGCTATTGGAAGTTACTTAAACCATCCATTATTACTTGTACTAAAGTATCTCAACGGCAAAATTACGACAACAAAAGAG